ACCTAAAATCCGTGTTCTCCATGCACCATTCGCAAATGGGATAATGCACACATCTTTTACACTCAGTAGCCATTTTGCTCATCATTGTCATTCTCCTTACTTTCAAAAACTAAAGGGCATTCAAACCCAATCGTGTGCATCGGTGACGGTAGATATTCACCCGTCCGTCTGCAATATTCTCTGTTAGGCTTATACTCCGTTCCCATTAAAGGACAGCGGTAACAGCACACATCGTCCTCAGGGAAAGAAATATCTACTGTACTTTTGGTGTAATACCTCACACCCTCTCTAAACTCTTTCATTCGTCCACCTCGATATATTCCGTGTTATCCTCTATGCACTCTAGGCAAAGCCAAATGTCAACCTTGTTTGTGACATAGTGCAAACCCTGGTCGTCTTGGATATGCTTACCGCAGCAATCACACAGGGGCCGTCTTGCCAGCTTTATGTCCATCGCCATCATGTAGCGCTCCGCATCCAATGCGGGATCGTCACTCCTGTACAGGCTCATCAAACAACACCTCGCATTTTTGATACTTGCCCTTTACTCTGGGCAACGGATTGCCGGTAAACTTTTCAATCAGCTTGATAAAGTCACCATCCGTGGAATCGGTTGCAACAGAAACAACCTCGTGGATCTCACTCTTACCGCTAAGTGCATCTTGCAGAGAAATCAAATCCCCCTCTTTAACCACCCACGCAGGGGCCACGCAAAAATAACCATCCAGGGTCAAAATGATATCAATGTACTGTGCCATTTTTATGCCTCCTTAAAATTTATTCCCAATCACGAACCCAGGTAACGGTGCGCTCTTCCAATCGCTTTGCTTTGAGCCATGCGTATGCGAAGAGAGCCAAGCCGATTACCACCAAAACCACAAAGCAATTTACTTGCCCCCATGTGGGTACGATTACATCTTTCATTTTTCTGCCCCTTTCTGCTCAACTCGGCTTGCCAGACCGATAATGAATGTTGCCAACTCTGCCAACCCACCAAAGCTGATGGTAGAACCAAGCAGCTTAACAACCTCCAACTCATACTCAATTTCTGCTTGGTATGTGCCATTGGCGCTCCTAACCGTTTCACATATCATTTCAAGGCTATCCACGGCTCTAGGGGCTGTTTTCTGTTCTTCCTTGGGTGTTTCTACTGCTTTGGGTTTCGGCTCATCAAAAGCTGCTAGGTTTTCCATGCGACCACCTTGGGGGCCAATCCAGTTATAGACCGTTGCATAGTGGATATCTAAGCACTTGGCTATGTCCCTATTGCTCAAACCCTCTTCTCTCATGCGGAGCATTTCGCTCTTGCTGATATCTAACTTTCGTGCCATATAAATCTGCCTCCTTAATTTTTAGCCCTTGCCGTATTGGCTTAGAGCCTGTATTACTCTTTCCTCTGCCTTTTTTCTTTCCTCTTCCGTGAGGATGGGTCTTTGGATGATTACCGTGCAGTTAGGTAACTTTAGGGTTTTTGTGGTGTATTTGGTTTCTTCCATAAAGACACTCCTTTACTCCCGTTCGAAGCTTCGAACTTTTAGGGCAAAAAAATATACGCCGATTTCGTGGACTTTAATTTCAAGAGCCTCACAAATAAGGAAAACCTCGTTTTTCTTAAAGTCAGCCTTATTGTTCAGCTTTAAGCACATCGATGATTCCGCAATACCAATGCGCTTTGCAAGGGATTCCTGGGTATAACCGCACTCCTTGATTCTGCCAAGGAGCTTTGAATAGTCAAACTGCATTGTGCGTACCTCCTTTCCATTGTGTTTTCTGGAATTGGCTGTTCGAACTGTCGAACTAATAGTAGCATACTTTGTCGGAATTTGTCAAGAGGAAAATTCGATATTTTCGAAACTTTTTTTCGTATGGTCGAACTTTGCCCTTGATTTCCTAAAATTTCAATGTTATTATGTCCTTAGGGAGGTGATACAAGTGAATACTCAAATCATAGAGCCGTGTTCGGTTAGAATAAAGAAAGCTCTCTCTATACGCAATATGACACAAACAGAACTATGCACTAGAACTAAAATCCCCAAAAGCTCTCTAAGTGAATACCTAAACGGCAAACACGAACCGGGGCAAGACAAGGTGTTTATCCTGGCAAAAGCTCTTGATGTCGACCCCGTGTGGCTATGGGGATACGATGTGCCAATGGAGAAGAAAGCACAGCCGGAGCAAAAAAAGATCCCCCTCACAGAGCCGGAACTCAGCGAGGGAGAAAAGTTGGTGTTAGAATTATTTAGGCAGATTCCAGAGGACAAACAGACGGAGGCATTGGATCTTCTGCGAGTTGCTCTAAGAATGCAGAAAAAACCCTAATCGCAGTTAGTACCGCTTGTTCCGCATTATCGTTTTCATGCAGCACATTAAATAATTCAGTTTCATTTTTGCTCATCAATCTTATCCCCTTTCATGATAACGATAACGAACGGATGTTCTAAAATTAGTATAGGTTAAATTTTTAGAATAGTCAATAAAAATCTGTCGAATTATGTCCTATAAATTGTACCAATTCTGTTAAAGAATGTGGGGGCAGTACGAACCGCCAAGCTGTCTACCCCCACACCGCTGCGTGATAGGCTGTTTCCAACCTGGTATTAGACTATCATTTCGTAAGTAAAAAATCCACCGCAATGTAAGGGGATTTTACGGAAATATATGAGGGTGTAAACCCTAACGCATGAGGGCAAAACCCTCACACATTATCGAAACGAGGGCAACACATTGAAAACAAGAAGCGATCCATCCGCAAAACCATATTACAGATGTTTATACTGTCCACGATTTAGAAATACTTGCGCTGGCTTACCAACCAGAGATATGACGCTACAAGAGTGGTGCGAGTATGTTCGTGATGTAAGTGATGTGTTTCACTTATCAAACGCATATATAGCAGATAAAGCCGATGTTTCCATAAAAACCATAGAGCGAATTGAGGCAATCAACTGCGACAAAGACATTATGCGTTCCACATCCCGGAGAATTGAAATTGTTGTTTTTGGGCCAGTTGGCAACCACACTTGCCACCTTGACCACGATCCAACAGCAACCGCAGAGTTGATTAACCAGCTTCGTGCAGAGGTTGAATATTGGAAGAGGGAAAATGAACGCAAGGCTAAGATTATTGATAAATACTTAGATGGCTAATGGAAAGGAGGTGAAGCTATGGGCAAAGTGTATGTTGTGGTAAATACGGATGATTTTCACATTTTCGCTGCAACAGCAAATAAGGAATTGGCAGAGGCGGTTTATAACAAACTGCTTGACCGGGATAACCGGGGCATGAAATATGCAAGTGATTTGGAATTGTTGGAGTATACCGATGAGGAGGCGCTTGCTATACTAGAACACTAAGGAAAGGAGATGGTTATATTGAATTACGGTGTATTATCGGCAGAACAGAAAAACCAAACATGGCTCATGTATTTGAGAAAATCAAGGCAAGACGATCCAACCGAAACCGTGGAGGAGGTTCTGTCTAAACATGAAATAATGCTCCAAGATTGGGCTAAAAGAGAATTAGGAAGAGAAATCCCGGAGGATTGCATCTATCGTGAAGTTGTGTCCGGTGGTGAGAGCATCGATGATAGAGAACAGATGCGCAAAGTCTTGGCTAGAATGGAAGACCGTGCGGTGGCTGGCTGCGTGGTCGCAGATCCCCAAAGATTGACCAGAGGCGATTTGGAGGATTGCGGTAGGCTGATTTCAATACTGCGCTTTACATCCACTTTGGTTGCAACCCCAACGATGGTCTATGACATGACCGATGAAATGCAGAGGAAATTCTTTGAGGGTGAATTACTTAGGGGCCGTGATTTCTTGGACTATACCAAGAAGAAATTGCTAATTGGCAGAACCCAGGCAATTCGCAGAGGGCTATTCATTCATAAAGAAGCGCCATTTGGATACAAAAAGATCCTTATAAGAAAAGACCACACTTTAGAGCCGGATGAGAATGCCGATGTTGTTAGAATGGTGTTTGACCTATTTGTAAACCAAGGTTTGACATACTACCAAATTGCAAAGAAACTTGACGCAATGGGCATCAAGCCTAGAAAAAGCAATACATGGAACAAATCCTCAATCCGTTATATGCTGAAAAATCCGCACTATGATGGGAAAGTCTGCTTCAATATGGTTAAGGAAGTCACTACCATGGAGAATGGCGAAAAGGTCACCAGGAGAGTCAACCAACCAAAGGACACATGGCTTGTTGCTGATGGCATACACCCGGCTATAATCGACCATGAAATGTTTATGAAAGCACAAGAGTTGATGGAAGAGAACGCCACCCCAGCTAAACTTGGATACGCACTACAAAACCCATTTGCAGGTATCATGGTGTGTGCCGGATGTGGTAAAGCTATTACGCAGCACCCATATAAACGCGCCGAAACAAGACTAGAGTGCAGAACAAGACCCAGGTGCGGAAAATCGGTGAAGATGGCAGAGGTAATTAACAATGTTGCATTGGCCCTGGAACAATCAGAACTGCCCGAACTAGAGGCAAGATGGAAAAACGGAGATGGGAAAGCCATTGTAATTCAAAAAAGACTACTTGCCACCCTAGAAAAGGAATTGGAGAACTATAAAGCTCAAGAAGAAAAGCAATACGAATTTCTTGAAACAGGCAGATACTCCGCAGAAGTCTTTGACAAAAGAAATGCAACCCTCCGCCAAAAGATAGAGGATTGCCAAGATAGGATCTATAAAGCAAAGTCCACCATGCCAAAAGAGGTGAACTATGAGGAGCGAATTGTTGCGCTGAAAGATGCGATACAGGGCCTTAAAGACACCAATATTTCTGTGGAAGACCAGAACAAACTATTAAAAGCAATCATCAAAAGAATTGAGCTAAAGACCACGGATGCGGGTCATAATGCCGTTGAAACCGACTTGAAGATTACCCTAAGACTTTAAGCTGCCCAATGTGTGCATCCTGTACAGTTAGGTTCACACACTTGCACATGATGTACATATCTTGAAAACCATTGGTATGCTTAGCTTACAACACATTCCTAAAAAAAGCAATAAAAAAATGGGGGGCCGAAAAGCCCCCCCTTTTTTTATGTCCTTATGCAGTTTTCTCATGCTGAGTGCCAAAGTAGAAAGATACCACCATGGACACGATAATCATAACATTATCTGCATCGATGGCCCCTTTGAGTGCAAGCACCGCAAACACGGCACACACAACCAGGGTAACAATGGTTTTGACTTTCAGCAGATTAGAAAGATTCTTGACAAAGTTTTCCATAATCATTTCCTCCTCAATTATGAATGTGGAATTTCTTTAGATCCTTAATGTCATGCTCTGCCTCATCCATACGCCCCTCCAACTTAAAGGTGCGTTCGATGAGGTTGTTGTGCTTATTGACTTTTTCTTCCAACTGGGACAGACGATACTGGGTCAGCTTTTGTGCTGCCAAGACACCAAACAGAGATCCCAAAAGCGTACCGGCAAAACCCAGCACCGCTACAATGATTGCTTCACTCACAGATTACTCACCCCTTTACTTGATGCCAAGCAGCTTGTTCCAGGTGTTTCTGCCAACAATGCCGTCAATGGTCAGCCCAAACAGCTTTTGGAACAGTTCAACCGCAGCCAAAGTATTCTTGCCAAAATCTCCGTCAACGGACAGAGGCTTTGCCAGCTTGTCACCCAACTTAGCATTCAAAAGGATCTGCAAGGTTTTAACCTGGTCACCCTTTGAGCCTAATCTAAGTACATTGATTTCCACAGTACATACCGCCTTGGCTTCTTCGTACTTGGGTCTGCCATAACCCACAATCTTACTGTAATTCAGCTTATAGGATTTCTTTCTTACTGCACCGCCATTGGGGACAACACCGGGTTCGCTCGATGTGTTACCCTCGATGGTGTACACCTTTGTGCTGTCCACCTTATAGACAATGCCTGTGTGGGTTTCATCCCCGGTCTTGCCAAAGAAAATTTGGTCGCCCACCTTGGGGCTTGTATGGAATCTCCCGGCATTGCGGTAATATCGTGCGGAGTATTTGCACCCAGCACCCAAAGATCCTGTTTGGCAGATGGTATCCTGTGCCAGCTTCGCATCCTTATTGGCAGCCATATAATGACACCAATCCACGAACACATCACACCAGGCATAGCCGTTCTTGTTGCCGTTGTAATACCCGGCAGCTTTAAGATCCCTCGCATACTTGGTGTAATTCTCGTCCCCGGCATTGGCAAGTTTACTGTCAAGCTGGCTATTGGTTTCTTTCTCCAAATAGCCAACCTCTGCCTCTGCAATAGCAATCAGTTTACTTGCAGTATACATTACTCCTCAGCCTCCTCTGCTCCAATCGGTTCATCCGTTTCCGTGTAAACCCTATTCAGTTCGGCAAGGTCAAGGGCTTCGGAATACCGCACACCGTCCCTTTCAATCAGCATATTTGCATCGGAATAGGTGCGAATAAAAGCCTTGCCGTTGATAGTCATATTTTCGGTTACAATCATGCCGTTACCTCCCCATTCAGCTTGTCCCAATCAATCTCGCCAGTAGTAGTGCCATCCACGGTATATTCTTCCAAAGGCAAGAAGATAGCCTTTCCAGAGGCATACATAGCACTCCAATTCGTTGCGGTTTGGTAGCTTTCGATAAGTGCCGCGGGGAAAAGAAATGTTTTTACAATATAACTGGAAAAAATGCTTGACGATGCCAGAGTGCATAGTTCGGGACTGCGAAGAACTATGGTTACCAAATTTGTCGCATTATAGAATGCTTGGCTTTTTATACTCTTTACCTTTGGGAAATCCACAAAGGTCAATTTTCTGCAAAAGTTAAACGCACTTTGTCCGATTTCTACTGCGTTTGGAAAATTTACAGAAGTTATGTTGTTTGTACCACTGCTACCTGCGAGACTATCTGGTATTACTTCCACCAACGGAAAATCAAGGGTTGAAACTGCACATTGGTAGAACGCAGATTTGCCAAGCGTTTTTACACGGGGAAGATTTACAATTTCAAAAGGTTGGTTATAAAAAGCATAATCCCTCACACTCTCCACCCTGTCATTGGTGTAGCTGGTTAGTGTGCCTGTGATTAAGCCGTCCTCAATAGAGGTGTCAACCGCCACATCAGCAACCACCTTGCCGAAGCCAGTATAGCCCTCGCTGGGCGTGTACTCGCCGTTTGCCGTGATGGTTATTTCCTCGTTGTTTACCTTTGCAATGCCACGGACGGCATCAGCCATTTCTCCGGGCTTGTACTGCTCCTCGGTTTCCCGCTGTTCACGGATTGCAGAGGCTATGTCTTTATAATGTTTATCATCGGTTATTACTTTCATCAGTAGCTCACCTCATCTCCATCAGGGTAGTTGACAATTACATAATCGGCAGGCTTGGGTCTGCTATATACGGAAAAGGTTTCAGAGTGTTCCGTTTGGGCTTTGCCCTCGTTCTTCACATAAGCAAATACTGTCAAGGGGTTAGCCGTTTGCAGAAGCTCATCCGGCACATTCACATACCGCAAGCCGTTTTCTTCGTATACCTCATACGCAGGGGAAACATCCTCTGTTTTGTTGGAAAAGTGAGCTTCGGTGCATACCTCATCACTTACAATCAATCTCTGTCCCTGGTCATACTGCCAAAAGGTAGTACGCCCACCATCAATCTTAAATATCTTCATTACAACCCCTCCTTTGCAAACTCGGCACGAACCGCATCCCTGTATTGCTCTGGGATTTGGTCAATCGTGACACGCCCCAGGCGGATTTGTAAGGTCAAGAAATCAATCATTGACAACCACCCCCATCATTTCTAGCAAAGCCGTTTCTAGAGCCGCCAGCCGTTCCTCGGTTGTGGGTTTGGCAACGGGCTTTGCTATTGCTCTTTCTCCGTCTTTTACCAACACCCCATCTACCAGGTGGTATAGGTGGGATTCGGCAGCAAATTCACGGAATGTCATTCCTTGGGGCAAGGGAACAATGATATCATTCTCGGTCATGAAACAGCCGTTGTCCACATCACTACTCATGCACCCGGCAACATAGCCGTCTTTGTCAAAATATACTCTCATTTTCCTACCCCCTTATCGATATGCACGAACACGGGTGATTTTGTAACCACTCTGCACACCATCAATAATAGACCATGTGGTTTTGTCGCCCGATCTAGTGCAAGTCAAATACACAGTACCTTGACCGCTAACTGTATAATCGGTGTCATGGATTTTATATGTGCCTGTCGAATGGTATGCCGTGACAATGCACTCCACATAGGATGTGGTATTGGTGGAAGAGGCAACCTCCACAATAGCAAACCGCCAAAGAGTATTTGTGGTGCTGAAAGTGGTGGTGCTCAAATCGCCAGAGTTGACAAGCATATTCATACCTGTTGTATCGGTGTCGCCCACCTCGTCTTGAACCTCGCAGACAGATCCATCACTACCGCTGAGTACGATGTCGCCATTATCGTTTTTGGTCAGCGTGTAGGTTACCGGGGTCACTTTGCCTGCTGCATATTCTGCAACTGCCTCTAATTCTTCGGGGGTGTAATAGTCTGTTCCCTTAACTGGGGTTCTGCCATTTGCACCCGGAACACCCGGCTCACCTTGGGGGCCTTGCTCACCTTGGGGGCCGATAATGTTAATGGGGTCTGGGTTAACTAGCCCCTTGTCATTCGTCCAAGACAGAACACCATCGGTAATGGTGGGAGTGAATGTTGCGCCATTCTCGCCAGTTCCGCCACCAATATTGGAAAGGTCAGGCTTATTGCGGATATAGTCGGCTTTCGTGGGGTCTGTTTGATTCCAGTCTGGTCTTGGTGTCGGTGTGCCTACGGTATTTCCTCTTATCTTCATGCGTACACCTCCGCAATGGATGCTTGCATGGTATAGTCTTGGGTAGGCTTATCGCCTATTGCATAAACTGTTACCACGGCATCCTCGTTCTCTGTTACAAAAGTCACATTCTTGTTATGGAATATTGCAAGTTGCTCCACACTCGGCAAAAGGTCAACCTTGCTATACTCTGTAATGCCGTCAATGTTGACAACCTGGGAGTACAGGCTATCTGCTCCTGTCCAAGCAGAGGCGCGGAGGGTAACACTAGCAAGGCGTGCAGCAGCAATACCGCCAGAGATTAAAAGGCTCTCCATATACTTCTTGGCATCCATGACATACTCCAACTCCATATATGCAGAGGCATCGTTGGAAACTGTGGTGAGATCCTTATAGGTACGCAACTTGGAAAAGGCGGCAAGTGTTTCCTCCGCCAATGGGGTTTCAATAGGCGTATTAAGTTCCCCAACAATGGTTATAGGAATGTTTCCAATTATCGCATTAATTTCTTCCAAGGTATAGTTATCGTTGCGATAATAAAGACCATAGTTTGCAACGCAACACGAATTATGAACATTGCTAAAGGCTCTCCATTCTGCAAAGTTACAAAGGCATGGAAAATTGCCACCTTTATAAGAATGCTTAAAGGCAGCTATCTGGCGGAATCTTCCAGAGGAATCTTCTTCACCAAATGTTAATGTTACTGTTTCGCAAGCCACTCTCTGCACATACACGCCTTTTTCAAAGTCAATCTCATCACAGACCCATTTCTGTCCATTTGCATCGGTGTAATTACCGCCAGATGTAACAGGAATACCGGGTAAACCATTGGGGGTTTCAATGGTCAACATCTGTGCATCGTTCTCCCCGGCGACATTTACTGTAATGCTGCCATCCTCGCCAGCGCTGACTAGATCCATGGGAGCATCAAGTGTAGGCGTTCCGCCCTGGGTTGTCTTGCCAAAGATTTTCATGCGTCTAAAACCCCTGGTGGAGGCATCCGCTATGGTAATAACCTCTCCGCTTTTATCATTGTCAACGGAAAACAAGCCATCCTCCAGGGCAATGATGGCATCTTGAATATCGTTTAAGTTTTCCGCAGTAATAACGGTTTGCTGGTCTGTATAAGTTCTCTTCATAAGACCCATAACTCATCATCCTTTCACTAGCGCTTCTAACTCCGCCAGCTTTTCAAGAATATTTACCCCTTGTATTGTCACGGGGACATTAAAATTAAAGTCATTTTCTCCCCAATCGAATACAGGGATTCCCTTGCGGATTGTTGCTGTTTTTGTTACTGCACTTACCTTGTCCTCTACAACAACCTCATAGTCAATCGCCTGGGTATAATCAACTCCTGTAAGGGATACCGTTACCTTGTATGTGTTGTTTGTAATGGTTGGCTGTACTGTGGTGTACGCGCCATTCTTTTGCCTATACTTTACAGTTAGGGTATTTTGGGACACACCAAAGTTGCCATTGAAATAGGCCCCCTCTATGGTCAGCGTTGCTCTTCCGCTAGTGGGGTCTGTTCGTTGGGCAGTTACATTAGCGGTGGGCTTCACATACGGAACAAGATCCTTTGTAACTCTATAAAAGCCAAAATAACCACGGCTATCTTCTGCCCTAAACTCAAACTTATCAATTTCAACGGCTTTATAAGTTTTGGATGTACCAACCCATAAATTTATATTTGTTTGCCGTAGTGTTGACCCATTTCTAGCCGTTGCCGTTGTAAAGGTACAGAGCGCATTACTGGCATACCGCACAAGAATGTTGTCATTGCCTGTTAGGGCTATTGTTTTGAGGTTTGTATCTTTTACAGTACCCCATACCAAGGGCTTGCACTTTCCGTAATTTGTGGTCACGGACAACGGACAAGTGGAGCTTCCTACCTGGGTGTTGCCGTTATAGGTTATGCAAGTTAATGTTCCCTCGCCTGTTGGGTCATTGGGGATCTGTGAATAGAAATCAGCCGGAATAGTCCAGTTCGTGATGATTGTAGCGGTGGTTTTTTCAGCGATTGTTCCTGTAAGCGATCCAAACGAATATCTAACTGTATGCGTAAAATTAGAAGCAGCTTTGGAAATCGTAATTGTGGGGTTGCTCTCAATCTCCGTTGTGGTGCATGAGATGGTACTAGCCACAGGGTCGATATCCAGATTGTATTTATATGTTACATCTCTACTACTGCCAGAGCCGGAGTATATTCTTACCGCAAGAGCCGTTTTACCGCTTGTTTTGTTATTAACGGCAAGCCAACCAGTTGTGTTAGATATTGCAGAACTCCATTGGCTGGGGCTTGCACTTTTAAGGGTGTAAGATGTTTTATTGACCCCATCAAGGGAAATAGACACATAAATTGGATAGCCAAACTTTGAGGTACTGGAATATAGCGGTCTGCAAGATACCTTTACTTGATAGTATTGGGTAGATCCTGTGCGGGATTTTTCATAAGAGATGTCAAAGCATATTTTTGGTGCGCTGTCTGTCCAACGCAATTCTGTTGCTAGTGTTGCCATATTATCCTCCTATATAGAAACAAGCCGTTCTGTTAGAATCCGTGCCGTTTGTATAATTCTCAAATCTGGCATTGTCGCCCACAATAAGGTAGACCCTGGATGTTAGGTTGACAGCATTTACACCATCGGCATCTGCGGTAAGAACATCGGTAGAACCTCTGCGCACATACATACCCTTATTGTCAAGGGTGTTGTGCATTTCTTCTCCGTCCTTGTGGATATTCAAGCCGTCCGCATCGAATGTGTACCCGGTGGATGTTTCTATGGAATCAATACCACTAATGGCAGTTGATATCTTAATATCCACGGAATCAGAATCAATCATAACCTCCGCCATTTCCTTAACTGTTTTCGTAATGCCGGAAACATCGGTGGCTATGGTTTCAGTTTTGGACACAAGGGCGGTTATTTGGTTGTTTTGCTTATCTACCCTAAGAATGGTCTTTTTGAGGGCTTTATCTGTTTCACTCGCAGCCGAATAATCGGTTTTGGTAACGGCAGGCTCTTCAAGCTTGCTTTCTTCCTTAACACCCTGGGTAATTTGCAAATCGTCACAGAGCATCAAGGTCTTATGCTCGGCCCCGTCAGCGGTCTTTATAGCGAAGATATCGCCAAGGTTAAGATAACCTATACCAAAGCTTTCAAGCTCATATATCTCAAAGGACAGCCCAAAAAGAGCCTCGCAGATTCCGTCCATGAAATCCTCTCGGTGGGTGTCCATGATTTGGTTATTCTCTATGCGGATCTCGGTCATGCCATCCTTGGCTATGCTGTCCGTGTCTTGCTTATAGATATTGTCCTCTTGGGGCGCTCTAGATAGAACCACAGAATTGATGGGGCCGTACTTCTTGCCCATCGTCAAGGTCTTTAGGTTTTCTTCGTCTATAACCTCGCTGCTGTTTGTAGGGTAAATGACCGTCAGCCTGTCGCCAACGAATCCAATCATACCGCCAGCCACTTCCGCAATATCGTCAAGAACATCACGGAAAGTATCGCTAGAATCGTACTTTTCACCATCTATCAAAACATCCCAGTTATAGAAAGTGGAATAGCCCTTATTCCATCCAAGGCGGTCACATATTGCATCAAGGAAATCTCTAACAGTTATCCCGGTGCTATAATCCAAAGATAAATCATAAGGAATCATGCTCAAAAGCATAAGGTCATAGCATTCCAGGATAATGGTGTGGCTTTCCTCGTCTTTTTTTGCTTCTTTGGTTAAGTATGTGCCATACTCGATATAGGAATAATCGGTATCGCTTGTGGTTTTTACACCAAATTTGGGGTTGGCAATGATATTTACATCTGTCGCAGTACCAACCCCCACAACGGCTTTTCCTGCCACGGCAAGGCCCACGATTGCGCTTGTTTCCTCTAGCAACTCACTATCAAGCTCGATATCAAGGCATTTCATAACAGTTTTAAGCAAAGAACCCTCGTAATGAGGGTTCATGCTTATAATCTGTTCGTCCTTATAGGTTACACCACAGTAATCAAATGATGCCGTTATCTCCTTGCCGTATGCGTTAATGGCTTCTTTGAATCCCATGGTATCACCTCTTCTTGTTTGCTATGATGGAAAAGCTCATGCCCTTGTGGTACATGGATCTCTGCTTTTCTATCTCAGCGGAAACATCGCCAAAATAGAAACTTGCCGTAACCACATCTCGTTTGCCCACATCGTAATATTTTACATTGGCTCTTGCTTGCATGGTTAGGTTGATAATGGCGCTTGTATCTTCTTCGCTCATTCTGCCCAAGGATACGGATATCTTGGGGAAAATGCCTATCAAAGTGCCTTTGTTTTCGCCTGTCATGCTTCGCCCTGTGTCGGATGCCCACAGCTTGTGGTAGCCAACGCTATAAGCCGTTTTTTTACCCAAGGGGACATAAGAGCCGTTGGGGTAGTTTGTGCCGTTATAGGCTATCGTAGAGCCTGTGCCGTTGTATATCTGCAAAAGTTCTCCGCTATACATTCCATCACGCTCCATTCATGGCAAAAGCCTTTTTCTTTTGGATATCCACAACATAAGTGGCAATCTTCTTTCCGTCCATGTAAATGGGGATTGTCACATCTCCACCTATCTTCTCGGCAAGCATATCCATCCACTCGGTATTGTTTTCCAAGGGGAGGACGGCTTCTGCACCAGCTTCACCGATGATAGCCGGGACACCTCTGCCGGGTCTATTGACGATACCACCAAGGGCAAGCTTTGGAATCTGCGGAACGGAAATGGGGTTGTAGCTCCACAGGTTCTTAAACGGAGAAACACCAAGAATGGATATGCCACGAATCGTGTTCAGCATACCGTTAATCTTGTCAAACGGAGTTTTAACAATCTTGTTAATTCCAGTTATCAAGCCGTTTACAATGGTCTTAAAGGTGGATGCAATGCCGTCTTTAATTCCATCAAAGATTTTTCCGCCTGTGGAGAAAACATCCTTGACTTTCTGCCAAGCATCAGAGAATGTGTTTTTGAACCACGATCCAACGCTGCTAAACTTGGATTTAATGGCATTCCAAATATCGGTGCAAGCCTGTTTCACCTTGTTTATGGCCCCGGTAATGCCGGAACACAGACCATCTATGAGCAGACCGCCAAATTCCGCCATTTTATGGCTAGGGCTGCGTATGTCGAATGCCTTTTTGAATCCGTCACGGAACGGAATCCAGATATTGTCATGTATCCATTTGCCGATATTTTTTATGGCTTCCCATATTCCAAGAAGCAGACCATCGATAATCTCACCTGGTGTACCGCCCCAATCAACATATTCATCGAAATATGTTTTGAGGGAGTTCCACAGCCCTATTGCAATATTGGCAATTTCCTTGCCCATGCCGTAAATCGCACTAATCAATGCGCCGATAATAGAGCCTATCAATTCAAAGGCCCCGGATACAAGCCTATCGCCATTAGGGGACAATATGATTGTCAGCAATGCCGTTGCCGGGTCAGCCATAAGCACACCGAACAAAAGTGCCTTGACCAGCTTGCCACCAATGTCAACCCAATCTAGCTTCTGGATTGTTGCCGAAATGGATTCAAACAAGCCAGCAACCAGCCCATTAACTGCACCGACAAGTTGGAACGGATCTATGTTCAAAGCTGCACCAAGTACAAAGGATATAATGCCACCCAAGATATCGCCTATTTTATCTCCAACACCGACCCAATCAATGTTCATTATGCCATCCATAATGGCTTGACCAGCGATTTCGCCAGCCCCAAACCAATCTCCCTCTAGGATCTTCTTCTTTATGTCCTCTAGGAATTGGGGAACACCGCCAGCCATGGAGGTATCAAATACGCCTGTACTACCGCCAGAACCAGAGCTATCACTCAGCTTGTTCATTTCATCAAAGCCAGCCAAAGAAGCCGATGCAGACTTTGCTGCGGAGGCTTGCTTTTTAAGGGCGGCGGCATTGGCTTTTGCAATAAGGTTTACGCCAGTTAAAGCCTGTACCAGGGAATTTACCCACATAACAAGGGTGGATATGCCCTTAATAAGCCACTCTATCACGGGGCCTATCGCTTGTCCGGCAATATTCCAAAGGGATTCCATCTGGCTTTTTAACTGCTGATTGCTCTCCAAGTATGCGTTCGCAGCCCTCCGCATTGCCATGAAAGCACCCCGCACGCCGAATATAGCCAAACCCATCTGGGCAATTTGTTTGATATTTTGCTTAATCACGCGCCCAAATGCACTTGTACTCTTTTGGGCTTTTTTCATGGACTTTTCAGCAGTTTTGCCGAATTGCCCTTGCTTTCCCTCTAGCTGAGTTAAAAGGTCGCTCAGCTTTTGGTATTCGGCATTATTGGACAAAAGCTGCTCCTTGCTTAGACCATGCTTTTGGGCTATCTTTTCAGCCTCGGCAGAGATCCGCTCCAACTGTGCCTTTGTCCTTGCCAGCATGGATTGATATTGTTCCTCTGTCTGGATCTTATCAAGCGCCCCGGCGGTTTTTACGGCCCCGGCAAGTTCCTTATCAGCCTGTGATATAGCAGATTGCTGTTGCAGTTTTGCATTAGCCTCCTCCAAAAGGGCATTGTATTCTTGTGCCTTTTGGTTAAGGGTTTCCCTATCTTTGATAATGGGGTCTAACTGCTTACTGTACTTTTCGTCAATCTGCTCTCTATGGCTCATCTCAGCCGGGAATTGCTTGTCATATTCTCGCTCCTCGTTGTAGCGGTCAGTAACTTCCTTTTCCCGTGCGTTCAGTTTGTCGGCTTCTTTCTGGATTGTTGCAAGCTCCTTTTCAAAGGCTTTTATATCAGCCTTTACTCCAGAGAAATCAATCTTTGTGCCAACTCTTATTGTGCCGTCTGCCATGGGTTATCACCCCACTTCAAAAAGTTTTTCAAATTCATCTATGGCGTTTTGTTCGTCCTTAGTGAATTTTCTAGGCAATGCCACAGCCTCTTTTGCCTTTATCATATTCGCCCTAGATTTAGGGTCTTTCAGTTCGCTCAAATCATAATTGCGGATCTCTCGCACCCTGGACATGACAGCCTTTTCCGTAAAGCCCTGTATCAGTTGTATGTACTGCCAAAAGTGCATATCTGTGCTGGGTAGGTCGATTTTGTAATCAGACATAAAAGAGGCTATTATGTACTTTTCGTCCGCAGAAAAGTCAATATCTCTCTCAGCGGATGCCGGGGCATTGTCTTGCTCTCCACAGCGCAGAAATGTCCCAGCTATCCGCAAGAAATCCTCCATATATTCGGTAGGCACATCCCCAAAAAGGAGGTAGACAACAGCAAAGGCTCTTTCTTCGTCACTTATCCTGTTGTCCTCGATAACCTCAAAGCAACGCAGAGCCACACGGTAGTCTGTATTTATCTTATACTTAACTCCTTTTACCTCTGCATACTCCGGGTATCTCATCTCAGCACACCATCATCCTGTTTGCCGTATTTTTCCTTGATTCTCTTGCGGATGCCCTCACTATTGAGCTTCATTTTATCCATGTGGGGGGCAAGAGCCTCTGCAAGATCCGTGTACATTTCAAGGTAGTTTCTGTCGCCAAAAATCTTCTGGCAAGCTCCCTTGCCCAAAAACTCATCCATGGCAACACGCATACCCTTGAACGCATCTCTAAAAGCATTAAGCCGTGCCTCTTCATTGGCGGTCATAGATGCACCCTTAATGGGGTGGTCTTGCTGTTTGCCAATAATGACAAGCTTAGCCTGTAACTCGTTCCCAATGCGGTCAATCTCCCTAAATGCTCTGTCAGCCTTAAAGGGCAGCTCAATGTCCACAAGGTCAAACTCGATGGTATCACCGTTATCGTTTACCTCGATTGTGTAAATGTCTTTTCTTGCAATGCGGATACTTTCCATAATCATACCTCCTAAAAATTGCCCACCCAGGGGTTAGCCTAGGTGGGCTGTGTTATTAAACTTCGGCAAAAGTAACAGCACCCTCGGCAATGGTAGCAGTACCCTGCACAGGGTTGCCGTTCAAGCCGATAGTGTAGGTCAGCTGGACGCTGCCGCCACCCTCACCGCCAAACTCGCCAAGCTGAATGACACACTTGTTCTTTTCAGCCTTAAATGCGTTCTCAGCACCATCATACAGATAGACGAACAGCACCTCGGTTTCCAGTTCAGCACCAACGGCTCTCTTCTGGCGCAGACCATCAATATAGGTGAACACAGGCTCACCCTTATAACAGGTCTGTGTGCCGTCCAGAGCGGGAGCATAGGAATCAACGGAGGAATAAGCATTATCCTCGTCAATGTACTGCTCGGTGGTCACATTGGGGTTATAGGAAATGTTCTGAGAGGTGATGCCCTTGCCCATCTTTGCCCAGGTAGCAGTTTCAGTACCAGGGGTGGTGTTAATGAATGTGGCAAAAAGACTTCTCTTAATTTTTTCCATATTCTTTTTACTCCTTATCGTAAATTAGTCGGCATTGTATTTGGTATCTTGCGTTAGATAGATCCCCGGACACATCAAACAGATATCCGCTTGACATAGCCTCTATTTTGGAGGGGGTCAACCCATCACGCATTACCGGGAAATTGCCCTCTTTGGTTTGCTCATCCAGCCAATCGCTGAAATCCTCATAGAATCCGCTGTTTTCAATGTTGTTCCTGGTTTCATCAGAATAATAAAACCTAGAAGCAAAGACAAACACAAACTGTCGCTCTTGTGTTCCGTCAAGATAGGTCTGCAATACGGAATTTACAGGCACTTCCTCAATGGAGTATGTGTCTGGGGATTCCGGCAGAAAGTCAACATTGACGGCAAGCTCAGCCAAGCATGGGCAAGTCAAAATGAAATTCTTAACGCTCTCGATTATTTTCACGGGTTATTACCTCCAATAAAGGCTTCAACGGATTTAATAATGCTGTCTTTATTATCAATCCAACATCTTTCAACCCATCGGGGGCCACGCAATGGCGCACCCGTGTATTGCATATCTCTGTCCGTTAGTTTTTTTGGAGTATTGGGTCTGCTCCAATACCGTCCGCTCCGGGGGTCATAAAATGCGCCCTTGCCTGTGATAGGGTCAACCATCAGTTTACCGAACCAATGGTATCTTGCGTATGGTGTGTTATAAATAATCCCATCCCAATTAGGGGTGGGGTGTGCGGAATTTTTAAGGGGGCCGTTTCTAAAAGGCACATAAGGATCGCTTAACCTCATAATCTCATTTGTGAAAAACTGTTGTACCGGGCCACCATCTTGTAAGCCATGGTTTTTCAGTATAGTTTCCACATCTGCAAAATCTATGGATACATGAAACATCAGCCAATCAGCGTGATATTGTCCACGCCACTCCCACAGATATTTTCCTCAATAGCTTTAACCACCATATAGTCTTTAAGGTCTTTCCATGAGGTAATGTCCGGGGCAGAGCCTTTTACAACTCTGTCCCCAACATATACATCCCATGTAACACCATAGTTGGAGGTGGTCAACTGCGAGGCGACTATTTTGTAGGTATCGGATCTTTCTGTGCCTTTGCCGGCAGCGGTATTAGATTTGGTCTGCATCCAATACCAGCCGGGGACTTCCTTTTTGACATAAACATCCACACCATCCTCAATGAAATGGTGAAAGATGGTTATTGTATGAGGGAACATTATCTCAGCCCCCCATACAACAGCCCTGTGCCACGGAGGTACATTCTAGCCTTGGAGTGCTTCTCAAGCTCCCTCTGTCTAAATCCCGCCCTTGACACAACATAAGACACAGAATGGTTGCCAACTGTTTCCGAAGATACCACATTGGCAACATCATCCTGTGCTTGCTTATAACACACATCTGCAACTGCGCATTGAGCCAGTTTAACCTTAACCACTACCGCCTCCGGCATATTATCAATGTCAATGCGATTATGGGTAATGTAATCCAGGTATGCGCTTGCCTCTACGGCTGCCCTATCATAGGTGGGTGCATCGGGTATGGCGCTCCCCTTATAATCGTTGATATAAAAGTTATGTTCTGCGTACATACCCTAGCACCTCCAAATTACTTAGTGTGGCAGTAGATACCGTTCTTCTTGTTGTCCAGTACCCATGCATCGTGGTAGATACGATAATCCACCTTGTAAGCATCAGCGGACTGGTTGGTGTCGGGGTCAAATACACGGATCTTGCCATGCTTGACAAGCTGAATGACGGAGGCACGGTCGATAATCATAAAGTTAATATCCTTTGCACCCTCTGCCTTTGCATAGCCACCAGCTGCGACAACCTTACCATCGTTCAGCTCAACAGCAGTATAGAAACGGCTCTGCGGAACTTTAGCAATGGGCATCTCATCGAAAGAGCCAAAGTTGCGGTTGGGGTTCTCGGAGGGAACAAGGGTTCTCTGGAAATGCTCGGTATCATCCTTGACATAGCCGTAAACGGTGGGGGTCATGAACAGCACACAGTTAGCCAGGGACACTTCCTTTTCCTCCATCTCAACCTCTGCATCGGAGATAGCAGAAACAGCGGTAGCATTGGTCAAGGTAGCAGCCTTGATAGAGCCAGCACCCTCTGCATACTTAGCAAAGCGGATTGCATCGATTTCGGGAGTAACCTTGGTACGGACAAACTCAGAAGCCAAAGAGCCGAAAGCCAGACCCATGGTTTCCATATCGTCCATAGCATCAATCTGGAAAGTACGACCACGGTCATACTCAAAAGTGTAGGGCTTCCAGGTCAGGGTCAAGTCGCCGGACACGAAGCCATCAGCACGGGAGTAATCACCCAGACCACTCATAGAGGTCTGTGCAATCAGCACGGTCTTAGCATCGGCAGTTTCACGCACAAGTGCGTTGGGGGTGTCCAGGATAGCGGACACAGAAGCAACAGCGTATACCTGATCCAACAGAGGCAGGTACTTAGTAATGGTAGTAATAGCATTAGCCATAATTCATTTCTCCTTATTTTTTACTTAATGGGAGGCAGACCCATAACAGCTCTCATTTTGTTAATCTCTGCTGTGTTGTCACCGCCAGCGCCATGGGGCAAGCCACTAGCACCAGGTTTAGGTTCACCCTTAAACAGATAGGGCTTAGTGGTTTTAATCGGCTCTAGCTGGTCTGTAAGCCCCACAATGCCACTATCATTAACAGTAATAGCATCCATGTTCAAATGGGGCATAATGTCCTTGGGGTCATTGGCCCCGGCTTTGGTCAGCTCAGCCATAACAGCAGCATTTTTCAGCTTAGATTCATACTGTGCCGTGATTTTGGCTACCTCGTTTTGGTTGGTGTTCTTGATGTTCTCAATTTCCTGTTTAAGAGCCTCGTTGTCGCCCTCATTCTTCAATGCGGTTTCAAGCTTTGCGGAGGTGTCTGTCAACAGGGTTTGGGTGTTGTTGAGCTGGGTTTCAAGGGCTTCATATTTGCCCTTAGATACATACTCACCTGTGGAGAGGTCAGCCAATTTAAGATCCTTGTCTTTCAGCTCCTCTGCAACGGCAGAATAGGTTTCCTCGCTCAAATGGTCTTTCAATACTTCAATGTTCATACTGTACTCCTTTGTTTTTAAATGAGGTGTCCCCTCTAGAGTGGTTGGTTTATATGACATAGCCTGGTCAAAATTCCGTTCTTTAAATGACTTTACGGTGGTCATATATCAAAGAGTTATTCGGCTTCTGCCTCTGCCTCATTGATAGCTTTAATGAGTTCGTCATAACCACGCATGATTTCCACCTTGTTGTTAAATTTCTGCGTGATATAGTCTTGGATTCTCAGCACCTGGCTCTGGATCGTGATAAGCTGCTCCAATGCCAGGGTGGGCTTGTAGCGCTCCACCAGGTCTGCTTTGTACTGTTCTGCAACAGCCATGTCAGCATCCATCCGTGCAATCAAATTCTCATAGCGGGCCTTTGCGTTCAAAAGTTCTTCCATTTTAATACTCCTCCTGTACCATTTCTCTTTCTGTCTGTCTTCTCAAGCCGTTATCCTTACAGAATTTCTCGATTTCGGCTTGCTTTTGGGTTAGGCTCTTGCGATATGCTCTTGCTTTATCTATATCGCCAGAAGCCTTTGCAACTATCAATCTTTTCTTGATAGCTCGTATATTTCGCTCCATAGCCCTTTGCTTTTGGGTTGCCTCATAGACTTTTCTATTCTCTTTCTCGTCTATTTGGTGGGGGTTAGGAACGCTTATACCAGGGAAAAAGGGGAACATTCTGTGACGGCAATTTACACCGCCTAAACCTTGTATATCGTCCGGGTAGCCAGTAGATTCCTTTAGGTTGGGGTATTCATCTTCACCCTCTACCTTGTACACCTTGCCTTGCCATCCGGCATGGTTGGCTATGGGGTTTGTATCAGAAACTCTTGCACCAATATGGGCTGATACCTCCACATATTTTGCGCCGATTTCCTTTGTTATCTTTTCGGCCCCTTTATTGGCTAATTGGTTTACTGCGGTTAGGGTATCTCTTCTAACTGTTCCCTCTATGGAATATTTGACATATCTATTGCCTCTGCGGTATGTGGCCCCGGTAATACCTTGGTCTGCCATATCCCTCAAAGCTCCTCTAATGGATGCGTTATAGTCATATATTCCGCTTGCGGTTTCTATATAGGCTCTATTGATAATGTCCATATAAGCCTGTCTGGTGCTTTCTAGGGCTTTGGTTTGGATTAGCTTGTATGTTTTCCCTAGTGACTTATAACTAAGCTCTATGGTGGCTTTAAGAGCCTCTGTGAGCATCATCTTTGTTGGGTCAACAAATATAAATCCATTGGTAAAGGCAGCATCTAATAGATCCATGTCAATATTGCCCAAGCTAGCATCCTTTAGCATTTGGGCTATTTCCTTTTCGCCCCTTTTGCTATAACTAGCTATTACCTTTACGGCTTCGGTTGTTAATGCTCCTAGTTCGTCCAGCTTCTTTAACTGCCACTCCAAAGAGCCTCCTATCTTGTCATATACATCAAATCTCTTTGCCACTTGCTCTAATAGTGCCATTTCGATTTGGTTGTATATGGCAATGATAGGTTGGGTTAGTGCTGTTAATTCATTGTCGGATAGCATTTATCACACCTCCGGCTCTGGCTCTTCCTGCACTGGGATTGCTTGCATTTCTGCCACTATTTCTGTCAGCATCTTTGCCTCATATTCAAGGGCTTGCAATTCGCCCATCTTATAGACTTGTCTGTAATACTCAGCCTTAGAAATTAGACCAACATTCAGCTCCAACATGGCTTGCCGTTTCAGCTCTGCGGTGTCCTCAATAATGGAATCGTCAAAATCAACTGTGATTTCAGCATCCAAACGGATAGCACCATCACCGCCAAAGACAGCCTCCACATACAAAAGCCCTCTAGCCATATCAATAATGGCATCTGCCAAAACTGCCTCATGCTTCTTGATTGTGCGGAACATTTCGCTATTTTGGGAGATAACCTGGGTAGCTGTGGTTACACCGCCAAGATCCCACTTAAAGCCATCAGAGCCGAAGCCTACAGTTTGCGACAACAGATTAAGCTGCGTTTGGATTGCGGTTGCATGGTCGCCAACTCTCAAATTCATATCCACAGGCTGAATAGGAGGCACACCCTCATCCATATCCGGGATACGATAGAAAACCTCATCGTTGGGGTCAAATACCTCTACTGTGTCTACCTCATCACCATTCTTTACATAGTTGAGGTTTGCCACACCATCCACAACAAAGATTCTCTTCTTACCCAAAAGGAACTCTTTATAGAAAGAATCATAGATAGCATCACAAGAAGCAAAGATATCAACGGCCCCACTAAATACACTCGTTCCCCAGGGGGAATTAAAATCATCTCTATTTGCCACATTGGGGGCTATTCTTTGGAATAGGGGTGTAATGCTCTGCGTTTCCCATTTAGGGATAATGCCATGCTCTTTATAGAAATTGGCGTCTACCTCTACCAAACCACCAAAGCCACCAACACCGCTCATCTTTGCATCATTGGTCTTTAACAATGCGTTATCAACCACATACACGCCTGTCTTAGGGTCTTTTAGGTGGGTTTCAAGGTAAACATAGCTCTTACCATCAATGGTCTTTGTGGAGGCAAATGCCGCCTCTGTGAGCCGTCCAGAATCGTATGTAATGGGGTACATGAACTCCTGGGTTACATACTTTTGGTTGGTCTTTTCTCCGTCCCAATACTGAATAAGAAAACCACCGCCCAAAGCAAAGGCAGTTTCCAAAAGGTTATTACCTCTTACACGGAAATTGACTTGCTTTAGCAAGTGGTTTAATTTGACTTGGGTATAATCATCGGATACATTGATTTCCACCTTTTCATTCAGCAGCACATCAGCCCATCTTTGGCATACTTTAGCCGGGAGGTTGAGGGTCTTTCTCTCCATGTCCAGCTTCTTTTTGCCGCTATAGACTTTGTACTTGTGGAATTTATCAACGCATCCTTTATACCATTGTTTCCATACCTCCATTTTGGTGGCTATGTCCTCATTGGTAATTACGGATAAACTCTTGCTTTTAAGATAGGCTATAACTTGTTCGTCCATATCTTCACCTCTTACACATAATGGATTGACTTTAACCTATTGGGCGCGTACTCAAAGAGCATAAATCTTTTCTGCGACTTATAACCCTCATCGGTTGTCCAATCATCGTCTTTATTGCCTGTACTCATTCTGCGTACTTGCACACCATACTCATCCCGGCTATCCTCTCGGTGCAAGTGTCCTGTGTGGATCTCCCTTACCTTTGCCATAGCAAACAATGTGGGGAACTCCATTGTAAACTTGCCTCTTAATCCGTTCACATTATCGGTGTTCTTGTCGCCATGGGTTATGCCTATAAAGCATCCATTCCACCATACCGCTTTTCTTTCGTGTGTGGAATCATCCACGATATCACCATATCGCACCTTTAGCATCTGCACAAATAACCATCCCACGGTCTTGTCATGGTTGCCGGGGGAATACATCACTTGCACCTCATTGGCACTCTGTATGGCTTTATCAATTAGATTGAAATAGAATGTCTTGGCATCATATACGGCTTTCTTTAGGTCTACCTTATCAATCAATGTCCCTTTGGTTGTTATGCCCTTAGTGATACTGTCATTGTGGAATAGGTCTTGCCCAACAGGAATTACGATCCTGTCCCAGTGCTTGCTGCCTACAATCGCAAGGATCTCTGCCAGGGTGTCCCGGTAGTACTCCATGTCAGCAATGCCAAAGTGCATATCGAATAGGGGGATTTCTAGCATTCCGTCCGCTTCTTTGATTGCTTTGGGCTGAATCTGTGCTATTGGGGTATTAGCATTGATAGCCTCTAGAAGCTCCTCTAAGCGGTTTTCTGTGTGCTGCTTAATCCATGCTTGTATTACCTCTCCCTTGCCGTTCACTTGAACTGTGGAGGCATGAGGGGCAAACTTATACGCAAGATTTGCGCTCTCCAATGTCTTTTCATCCGCAACAACTTTGTTCTTCCACTTGTAAATGGAGCGCATGAATGAACGCAATGACATTGTGCCGTATGGCTTTATATACTCTTGGTATATTTCTTCGTGCTTCTTGCCTTGCTTGGCAAGCTCAACACATTTTCTTTTCACATCATACGGAATCATGCTATTTCCTCCGTAAATCAATCATTGTTCTCATAAAGGGTTCAGAGGAATACTCTTGGGCATCCAGGCTATCGATATTGGTAGATCCATCGTCCAAACGCACATCTTCCTTATCCTCTTCCCACACGGCATCATCAAAAGCTTGTATGGTTTCCTTACAGTTTGAAACGATAAAATACCGCATCTGGTTCATCATTTGACAATAGAACCTAATGCGGTCAATTATTTCACCTTTTCTTGCGTTCTTTACTGCTAGAGCTATGCCGTTATTCCTTAGTACGGTCTTAAAGCCTCTTATAAGCACTTGCTCTGCCGAATCGCAATATACTGTGGTTAATTGGGGATATTCTGCTATACATTCCTTAACGAACGCTAAGAACTGTTCCTCTAGCTCATTGGGGGTTACATCTTCAAGTATTCTCTTTTCCTTTAGGGTAACTAGCTCATTAAATCCGGCTGTGAATCCTGTTAGGTTAAAAGCATGGCTTGACTTGTTTCCGCCAAAGTCCACACCCATAGTAACAACAGATATTTTCTTTCTTAATGGGTGGGTATACTTGCCATCCTTATCCCTTGCATACCAATCTGTTACCGGGATAATGTTGTCTTTTGTAAATGCCGTGTATATCTTACCCTCTGCTGTCACCCATAAGCCTAGAACATTACGGATATAAAACACACCCGTAAACATTCTCTCATACCTTTCCCTTACCTCTTGTGTTAGGGTTAGATTGTCTTTCATGGTGAAATGCAAATATAGCAGCTTCTTATCTTGTGCTATATCCACATACTCTTTCTTAAACCAATGGGAGGGGCCTTTGGGGTTACAGTTATACCATAGCTTTGAGCCAGCCACGGAGCATCTAGCCTCTGCCTGGGCAACAAATGATTGAGGCATCAGCGCCACTTCATCAAACAACACACCACCCAGGGTCATGCCTTGTATGAGGTCTTGGGAGCTTTCGTCCTTACCGCCAAACTGATAAAAGTAATTAGTGTGATTACCATCAGTAATTACGATTAGGTTTTCTGTTCTCTTCTCCTCATAGTCATAGCCTAAAGAAATAAGCTGCTGTTTGAGGGTGTTTATAACATTTCTTCTCAGCGATCCAACTGTCTTACCACATAAAGCAAAATCTACCTCATCATAGCAAGTCATAGCCCATATAACGAAAGCCGGGGCCATTGATACCGTCTTACCGCTTCTTACAGAGCCATCAGCTATGATACCATCCCAATCCTTATAGGGGGAGGCATCACACCACCACGTCTGTATCTTTAGCTGTTTCTCTGAGAATGGTTGCCACTTAAAGCTATTCTTCTTTTGGAGCTTCATCTGCCCACACCTCCGCAGCTGTGCCATTCAATGCATCTATAAAGCCACTTGTAACGCTCTGTGGGGCATCCTGTGGCTCTGTGGGGTCATTTCCTAGCATACCCATCAAAGTGTTCATTGCTTTTATATTGCCGTTTAGAGCCATCACAACAAGCTTTGCAAGCAAGGCGTCAGAAATAGAGAGGTTAGCATTCTTGGCATCTGCTAGGGTTTCTATCTCGTCTATATCACCAGCTCGCAATGGCATATCAACAATCTCTCTCAGCCTTTTTCTTAGGTCTGCTTTTTGCCGTCTTACTTTGCCGGAGGCAATACCGCCCATTCGGGTAATCTCTCGTTGTTCACTCTTTGTTCTTTCGCCTATTGATATTAAATTCTCTTCATTAGCCATCCTCCCCACCTCCCTTATAATAAAATGCCCTGCCGGAATCGCACCGGGGCTATCTATGGCAGTACCAGTACCAAAGATAGAGCCACTTCTTATGGGCTATGGCTTATATGAAAGGAGGCATCTATATGCCTGTGTGTATACAAAAGGGAATACACGCCCCTTATGGTGGATCGCATAGGGATTGAACCTATATAACCTCGGTTATGAGCCGAATGCTCTGCCTTTGAGCTAACGATCCATAAATGGTCAACTGCCAGGCGACTTTTGTAGTGTTCCAGCGAAATGGGCGCGAAAAAGGAGAGGGTGTTTATTCCCTCTCCATATCCGTTATTCAGCTGGCTCTAAATCCTCTTCGGGCAGATTCCAATAGATGGGGCCTTGGTTGCCCTCTTTCTCTACTGTGTAACTGTCCTCTATGATGTCAACAATAAAGCCAATTACATTTAGTGACTTTACTCTCACCTTATCGTAAAGCTCCATCAGTTATCCTCCTTTGCCGGGTATGCCGTGACAAACCTAGGTGTGTTCGATCCCTTGGGGAATATCCATGCAGTAACCATCTTTTGTTTCTTGGTAATGCCTAGTACCATTTCCACTTGGGCGGGTGTGCCGTATTTGTTTTGGGCATACATTGTTGCCTTGCTATTCTTTAACCCATTCATAATGTCCGCTTTAAGCCTATCGGCATTTTTCATATTATAGCCAATGCTCTTAAACACCAGGCTTTTGTTTGGGTCTTTGCTTGGGTTTAGCAAATAATTCTTAAACTTACCTTTGGGAAATGTTGCGTTTGTATGATTGGGTAGCCTCTTTACTGCCGTTCTGCCTCCCCGTTGGGGTTTAGGCATACTCTTTTTCCTTTGCTTTTACTTATTCTTCCGGCTTACTGAAATCTACTTTGCTGTAATCCACGCTAGGATCTCCAAAGTTGGCTGCGTATCTCCTTGCCTCTTCTTGGGTCATGCTCTCAAGGGCTTTCTCAAATGCTTCTGTTTGCTCATCTGGGATATCGTCCACATTTACAACTAGCGTTCCCTCCGGGTACAATGTCGGTTTATAATCTGCCATTTCTTTTCCTCCTTATTTCCATTTGCTACCAGCTGCTTTTATATCCTTACTTGCTACCAATACAGAACGATTGATAACAACATGATATCCATAACCGCCCTCCATGACATCATAGCCTTTAGCCAATGCCCACACGGCTGTGCGGTCTTGGTGTCCAATCTGTGCCAATGCCTTGCCCAACTTAGTGCCTTTGTTTATCTCTCTAGACACACCATTGGCAGCAACACTAGTTGTAACCACCTTTGCGGAGGGGCTTAATTTAACACGGACAACGGCTGTTTGACCGACATTGCCAACCCTATTGCCATAGGAAACAGAGGAATGGTAATTGTCCGCAAAATAGATACCTCTGCCGTGTACAGAGCCACCGGTATCAGAAACTCTTGTTACAGATCCGTTAATAGTCTGTTTTGCAATGTCTACTGCGGTATACTTGATTCTGTTTGCATGGTCATTTGTTGCGTTCACCGTTCTAAACAACTCCTTGCCGGGGGTTGCATCCAACACACTATCATCCACCAATGTGGGTTTATCGTTCAGCTTCAAGCCATACAGAACCTTTTGCAAGTCATTCTGTGCCAGGAACACGGGAACTTGTGTGTTTCTTGCTTGCATGATAACATCAGCCTTTTGGTCTTCTGTCATTTTTCTAAAGGCATCATAACTTGCACTAGGCTGATTCTGCTGAATAGGCTGAGCGGGCTGCGGAGCTGCCTGGGGTGTAGGTTGCGGCGCAGCTCCCTGGGGGTAAAGGCTTGCATAGCTTAAACCACCCAACGGATTGCCAGAATTATTAAAAACTCTAGCGGGGCCGTGCGAATTACTGCCAGCTTTACCGCCTCTTGAACTCTTAGGCATTCTTCTTGCCTCCCTTTTTATCGGTAGGCTTGCTAATTACCTTAACTCCAATCTTGCCCCATCTGCCGTAGTCCTGGGGTGTATTCTTCTTTTCCATACTATAACACTCCTTTTACCAACTTTCAAGCTCTATTACAATTCTTGGTACAGAACCGCTCCTAAGTCTAGGCGTCGCTCTTGTGCCGTCAAAGTAAACATTGCTGATTTTCATGTTAGTACCAATGTTTGTAACCACCTCTGCCTGTGACTTTGCGCCAAAGAACATATTAGTACTAGAGCCAGCTTTCATAACCATGTAAACCTCTCTGCCACCGCCATTAGGCATACCAGGGAGGAACGGGTTTTTGCTCTTGTCATAGCTCCAACTAGCATAAGAGGTGGATTGCATTGTTGTTCCCACCAATTTCTGTTGGAGCTGTGCTTGGCTCAGCTTGGTATAGTCGCTAACTCCCAACTGTTTCAATAGGTCATCGTGGGCGGCTCTAAATAGCATAGTATCTTTGCCAATGGGGCGCATTCCCAAACCTAACATATCGTGCATAAACTGTTCGTTTGCGTTCAAGGGGATATTGTTGTCAAGCTTATAGTTAAGATTCTGTGAAAAACTAAAGCCAGCGGAATCTACTGCATCAGAAACATACAGCTTTCTTGCATAGTTAAAGTCAGGATCGTCATAGGCATCAGCATTGACAGCAATCAACTGTGAAGCATCCGTATCTGTAAATTGGGAATAATTTTTTACAGATTGTACCGGGGCTGGTATGGGATTCTGTGTGTTAATCACAACACCAGTATGGCTCTGTGCAATAGATCCACCATCTTTTCTTGCACCCTGTCCACCTCTGCTAGATTTAGGCATCAGCCCACCTCTTTTCTGTGAATTTCTCTATTTTTTCAACCTCTACCCCATCCATAAAGGGGAAAAGGTTGCCATATACCAATACTTTTGTGGGGTTAAGTGTTTCCACCATAGTGTTAAACTCTTGCACCGCGCAATCGTAAACCTCTTTTCTATCCTCTCTCACCCACATGGAACTATATGCAACAACTCCGTTCTCCGGCTCACCATCCAAAAACCATTCCAGGCTTCTTGGATCTGTGCTGCAACGGATTGTAGGTATCACCGTAATTCCGTGAGCCTGCCAGTATGCAGCCACCCAATGTTTTCTGTAATGGTTGAATATCTGTGTTGCCAACGGCATATCTCCATAAGGGGAGAAATCGGGGGCCATAACACAAGCATACTTTTTCAGCTTCTCAATGTACGCATCGGGGTTATTCCAAACCCTTTCAAACTGATAATCGTCAACGAAAAAGTGTACTCCCTTGCCCTCTGGGTTCTTATCACTCAAAACATAATTAAAGCCTATCCATTCAGTTACTTGCGGTAACTCATAGACAGGCTCTATTTGTGGGATATCATAAGCTCCCACACCGGGGAACTGAGCATAGGCAAGGTTTAGGATGTTCTCTTTCATCTCTTGCGTTTGCTCTTTGTAATTGGGTTCATCGTCCGGCTCATCGAATATGTCTGGAATCTCAAAGCCGTACTCTTCCATATCAAAATCAATAATGCCCTCTAGCTCCATAGCCAACATATCCGGGTCAAAGTCCGTGTTCATAGTCAGCTTGTTATGTGCCAGGATATAGGCTTTTTTCTGCTGTTCGGTCATGTGGGATAACCTAATGCAAGGAATCTCTTCCCACCCTAGCTGTTGCACCGCCTTGAATCTGCCGTGACCCTCAATAATCACATTGTTTTCATCAATGGCTATGGGATCGTTGAACTCCATATCCACAATGCTCTTTTTAATCTGCTCAATGTGGCTCTGTGGATGGAGCTTTGCGTTGTTTTTGTATTCTCTTATGTCGGTTAGCTTTACTAACTCAATTTTTAACTCTCGCATATAATTCTCCTTTTCTTTTAACAACCCTTGCCCACCTAACTATTGGTCGTTACCCCCTAGGCTTTCACCTAGCACCCTATAAAGGAAAAGGAGGCAGATGGGCTTTTGGCTTTGCCCATCTTAATTATATTTTATTTGCTGTGGGAAATGGGGGAATTTTACCCCATTTTGGGGTGTTCACGCAAATATTTTCTAACTTTTTTTGATAAAGTAGTCCTATCTGCGTATTTTCCCGTCCTTTGCACCCACTCTACGGCTGTGCATTGCCAATCGTTGCCGTCCAAATACCTCAGCTCCATAATGAGCCGTACATCATCACGCTCCACGCTATCGATATAATTCCTAATTGCCAACTCTTTCTCCACCAGGTCGGCTTTCAGCTGCACCAGCTTCTCATGTAGGGCTGCCCTGGCTAACGCCATGCGCTCTACTGGATTGCCGGGTGTTGTTCCGTGGGGCATACCATCCATCTCAACAGATCCTAGACCATCCTCTTCCTCTAACTCCAACAGCCTCTCGCTAACCTTATCTATTCGCGCTTGTATGTAAATTAGTGACATTAACTCACGCTCGGTCATTGTGTATCACTCCTTTAGCAAAATGCCAATCGTTTTCCAACAAAACTCCTTTGGGAAGAACTTGTCCAAAACCTTACCGCATAACTCCGCCCCGCCATGGTAGTAAAATAGGGTCATGCAAGATTTAAGCTTTAGGGCATCTATGGGGCCGAATACCTCCACCGCATCATTGGTCTTTAGGTCTAGCAAAGCCTTTATACACTCCCTTAACCTCTCTCCCAAAATGGGGTGTTTCCAATATGCCCTTGCCTCTTTTCGGCTTTGGATCGCATAGAATTGGGATATATCGCTATACCCCAATCCATTGTACTGTGGGAATACCCACCACATCCAATGCGTAACCTTATGACCGCTTTTTATTTCGGCTAGGGCTTGGTTATAGGTTGTTTCTTGTATGGCTGTGAACCTCTCCAATGCCCTCATGGCTTATCCCCCTTTACATCTGCTATTCCTTGCAATACATACAGAGCTGTCGGTAAAGCAATTCCGTTACCCCACATCTTGTACTCTGCTGCATCCGTGTGGAGCTTGTTATACCAACTCAGCATTTGCTCTTTGGTGTACTGCTTGGTTGTCTTGCCGTTAATTATAGCGTGGGTGTTTCTAATGTCCAGCCAAAACTCGTATTCTTCCTTGGTGAATTTCTCTTTAATCTCCGGGTGTCCCCAATCATCAGGGAATCCCTGGAGCCTTGCGCATTCCGTTGGCGTTAAGCGGCGCACAATGTAGCGGTGTGGTCTGCTCTCGATAACTGCATTAAAGTTTTCCTTGTCTGGCATCCGCTGATTGCCCCCGGCATTGTTAGCAGTTAGTGTGCCAGCCGTCTGTCCGCCATCCCAATAGCTTACAAGGTGAGGGTCTTTGTGCATCCTCGCAAGTAATGTGGGGCTTTGCTCAGCCTCGCTGTGCATCCAACCCACATCAGTACACACAACTCCATTATGGTGTCCAGGGCAAGTGCCGTTTGTTAGGGTCTTGCTCTGCTCCTCAATAAAGAGATCCCCAACATCCCTAGAAGCTCCGGGGTCAAAACCATAAGCAACTGCATGGCGGTCAATTCCAGTTAGGGTATAGGCTTTTTCTTCTGATACACCTAACCCATGGCAACTGTTAGCCTCTTTTCTGCCAATGGCTTTATCTTGCAAGCAATAACATACGGCCCCTGGTCCTCTTGCGGTCAAGGTCGGCTCTGTTCCGTCCTCAGTAATGGAAAAGTCAAACTGAGCATTCTTGCCTTGGTTGAAACTCGCACGATCCAACCCAATAGCCTCCATCACCATTGGAACATTGCCACCGCCTGTACCCATTCGGCTTGTTAGGGTCTGCACCTTTCCACTTTCGTCAAGGTTTACACGGCTGTCTGCCGGGTGATTTTCTACGGAATATACTGGCTGTCCAACGGATACTCCACAAGCTCCACCACTTGCCCCGGCTCTTAGGGTGCAAGTCTTATCCCCGGTTACTTCAAAGTTATAATCATCAAAGCCAATAGGCTTGTCCGTAACAACCACGGGAACATGGTCTGCATCACTACTCTTGGCTGTTAAGGATTTTGCAACATCTCCTGTCACCGCCTGGTTGTAGGCATCAAAAGCAACCGCCATTTGGTTATCTCCCATCTTGGCTCTCAATGTGCCACTTACACCCTCATAGATATGTCCTCCCTCTCTTTGGGCAATGCCGGGTTCAAAAGCAACGGGCTGAAATAGGTATTGGTCTTGCACCGTGGATAGGGTGGCGGATTTGTCCTTTTGTATCAATGCACCCTTGCCCGCCACTTTACCTTTGGAATCTCTCTCAACACCAGAACGGACAATTAGTGTGTATGGGACACCCTTGCAATCATTTGTTGCAGAGCTTCTTTCAGCATTGGGGGCAGCTCCTTGCCACGGCGCTCTGCCCTCCGCAAAATACCCTCGCAAGCCTTGGCGCTCAAATAGTATTTCTCCGGCACATTCGCCTCTAAAATCTGCGACAAGGTAGATTCTACGGCGTCTTTGGGGAACTCCCCAGTATTGTGCATCAAAAACTCTGTACGCAATGCTCCATCCGTCACCCCTATAGCTGTCTGCGTATGCCCATCCGCCTTTAGGAACTTCAGGCATAACGGCTGACGGCTCTGCGACTTGGATAAGCTTTTCAAGGACGGTGCGGAAATCTTCGCCTCCGTTGCTTGAAAATGCTCCTGGTACATTCTCCCAAACAGCGAATCTTGGATATACTCCATTTGTTGCATCCCTCATTTCTTTAATGATTCTTACGGCTTCTACGAACAAGCCGCTTCGTGTGGTTTCATCGTCACCCTCGGTTTCATGCTTCAATCCGGCTCTCTTTCCAGCCACGGATAGGTCTTGGCATGGAGATCCAAAAGTAATAATGTCCACAGGCTCTATCTTGCCACCGTGTACATCGGTAACACTCCCCAAATGCTTCATATTGGGGAAACGGCTCTTTGTAACTGCTATAGGATAGGGTTCAACTTCGGCTGCCCAAACAGGCTCAATGCCACACAAAGCACCAGACAGGGGAAAGCCACCAGACCCATCAAATAAGCTACCTAGCTTCATGCCTCCCACCTCCTTATGATTTGGTGCATCGTTTCACTTGATATTCCGTATTTCTTACATATCTCTCTCGGTCTTACCTTATTGTGGTACTCCACGCAGATTTGCTTTTGCACATCATCGGGCATCCGCTTTTTGCCATTTGCGTGTGTCGGGGCTTTGTAGGTCTTGCGGCATTTCTCAATTATGTACTCGCCATTATCGCCACTTAACAGTTGGCCCCATTGTGACCTAAACCACTTTTCCAGGCTTATTTGTTCTTTGCACGCCCCTCCAAGTCTGTCGGATTTTCGGTAGGCTCTTTGCAGATCCTTAACTGCGGATCTTACTATCTCTGTTCTTAATCTTTCGTAAGCATCCATCTGCAACTCTTGCTCCATAACCTATCTCCTTTCTCCGTAAACGCAATACCCATTTTCACCGACCATATAGTATCCAATCTCACAGAGCTTCACATGGTCAGTACATCCGGCAACACCGTCTTTCCAATGCTCGCAACCCTTGCACCGAACCACTTCCAAATACTTATCGCATCCCAACTCTTTGTTGATTCCATAAAGTGACGGCTTTCCCAACTTCACACAAACATCGTGGTGTATGCAATTAACGCATTCAGCCATCCTCATCCCCTCCATCCATCTTTGCTCCGCAGAACGGACACACCTTAAACCGTTCTCTCCAATATTCCCTTGTTCTGCTCTCAATCTTGAAGATTTCCTTACAATGGGAACAATCAATGCTCTTGTACGCAATGTTGCCGTAGCAATCCACGCCACAGCCATCTTCCCAATGGGCGTGTACCACTTCCACGGCATCCACGGTGGTGCAATCTTCAAGCAATTCTTTCAGGCTCGTCAGGTCTGCCATGCTTATGCCGAAATCATCATGTAATCTGCTTGACCTTGCGATTTCATAAGCTTCATTGGTATCAATCAGCCGCTTTTCATTTGCCATCTTCAAACACCCCATTCCAAATGTCCTCATAGTTTCTTTTGCTGTAATCAATGGAAATCCGTAATGTTCTGCACATCTCGTTTAAGGCTCTCACGCAAGGTCTGCCGTAGGTATTGTCCTCGCAGTAATTGCACATACTGCCATATCCGCAACAGCCATAGGGTTGATAATCATCGTGTGTAAACTCTTTGTTGCTCCACCGCTGAAAACCGTCTTCCCAGCTTTTCTTTTGCTTGTTGTCTTGCTTCGGTGGCATGGGCGGCACATCATATAGGGCAAGCTGTTCATTTGCCATCTTATGTCCTCCTATTCCTCTTCTCGCAACCCGCATTAAGTAAATGTGGCGCGGAATATCTCAATACCTTTTGCAACTTACTTTTTGCCCTCGATAGTGTTCTGCTGACGGTGGACTTGTTTATGCCATCTAAAGAAGCAATCTTTTGGATAGAAAAGCCTTGCACATAGTACATTGCAAAATACCTTTTTTGCTTCTCGGTCAGCTCCTCACTAAACCCAACCAGGGCGGCTTTTTTGGAATGATCCGTAAAGACTTCTTCCTTGTTGGCATTCCAATCTTGAAACTGCTTTTCGTTTGCCAGGATTTCAAAAAAAATCTCCGAAGCGATGTAGCTTTTTGCCATCTTCCGCTGCCCCCTTTTTCGTTTTTACTGTGCATCCCTTTCCGGCTGGGCATGGTCTGCGTTTATCCGTGTCTAGCAGATATGAGCAGTACCGCACATCGTCATAAATCAATTTGAGATAAGCACACCCACGGCAATGCTTGTCTACCACTTTTTCAGCCGTCACACCCACTTTACTTGCCTCCCTCATCGATAAAGCAAACATTGGATAAGTGCGTTTCGTAAATCGTCCCATCACCTGCCACAATGCGGACATACCCTGTGCCATCAATCAGCCGATCCTTTACTGTTACCTTGAGATAGGTACGCATCTTAATAATTGCAATCATTTCTGCCATCCTTTCCGTTGGGGGCTAAAAGACCCCCGGTTTCCCTTTCCGTCTGTAGCTCTCGCCAGTTAGCTTAATCATTGCCGTTGACATTTCGCCAATTCTATCCACGGTCTTTTTCATTAAGCCTCGGTCTGCAATCAGCTCATTCATTGAGTAATTGCTAGAGAAAATGGTGGGTTTCTTATCGTTGTACCGCTTATTGATAATGTCGAACACTTGCCCTTGTAACCAGTTATCCTCACCGTTCTTTGTGACCATCTCCGTACCCAAATCATCAAGGAAAAGAAAGTCAACCTCACATATTCTCCTAATCACCAACTCAGAATCGGCATTGCCGTTCCATGTGGATCTTATTAGCTTGGATATCTCAAAGAAATTGGTAAACAGACATTGGTGCATTTGGGACATTAGCTCATTGCACATACAAGCGGTTAAATGGGTCTTGCCTGTGCCGGAATCGCCATATATGTACATCCCATATCCATGCTCTAGGGCTTGGTCTGGAATCTGGCAGTACTTACGGCATCTTTGGAAAGCCTTTTGGAAATCCCCTGGGCGGTCTAGGTCTGTTTTGTCAAAGGTGGTATCCTTGTACCTATCCCCCAACAAACTAGCCCCACGGAGCTTGTCTAGCTTGCTCAGCTTTTCTTTTTGCGCCTCTTGCTCCTTTTCCTTGCGGTCTGCCTCTTTCATGCACTCGCATACAATAGGCATCCGCTTACCAAACATGGGTACAGGCTCTTTGGTACAACGCCTTGTGTGACATTTGGTGCAGTACAATAAGCCATCCTCACCCACATAGGTATTCTCAGTATTCATCGGGATAAGGGACAAAAGAGATTGGCTTATGTTTTCCATTGTCAACACTCCTCTCCCATGTTCTAACGGCAGCTTTCCAATCTTTCATTGGATTCTTGCCAACTTTCCAGCCGTTAGCTGAGTAATAGTCAAACCACTTTTGGGGGTCAACTCCCTTGCCTCTTTCAAGGCAATAGGCTTTCACCTCTTCTAGGGTAGGCTTAGCAAACCGCTTCTGCGGTTGCTTACTATCTAACTCTTTATCTATCTCTTTATCTTTCTCTATCTCTTTCTCTTCGTTACATGACGTTACATCGGCGTTACATTGTAACAACTTCTGTTTTTCCCGGTATTTTCGTACCCTTTCGGTACTCCAACTCTCACTACCAATCAGCTTGTTTACCTCTGCCATATAGATAGTGGCATCATCCTGTACCTCTATCATTTTCAGCTCAACAAACAGCTTCATTGCGGATCTCACAACATCAATGTTGGTGTTCGTAATCACGGAGAGCATCTGCTCGTTGTAGGGTATGGTATCAGAGAACCGCAGCTCGCCCTCGTGGTCAATGCTCTCAACTAAGAGCTTGAGATAGAATAAGAGATATTCCTTGCCGTTGGGCATTTCCTCAATAATGCGGATATCGTGCCTCTTGAAGAAATCCCTTTTCAGTTTCAGCCAGTAATACTTCTTATCCGCCATTACTCCACCTCTAGCCAATAGCGGACATAAGAGGACTTCTTGCCTGTTACGCTATGGATAAAAGGGATATCCTCATTGCGGATGTTGTACCCATCCTTGCGTAACAAGAGGATGTATTGGGACAGCCTGGTACATTTGTACTTTTCGATTGCCTCTAGGCTTGTAATGCTCCCATGCTCTTGCAAATGCTCTAAGATAATTTCTTTCATTTTTCCGCCTCCTTATATGCCTTGTATAGATCCATCCAATCCTCTAACCTCATGGTTACTAGCCAGCCCTCACGGCTTTTTCTATGGAATACTGTGGGCATTTCGCCTTTTGTATCATTGATTGCTTGGGCCATTGCCTCACTAACATTCAGCCTCTCAACGCGCTTGCACTCAATATGTATGCCAGGTAGGTTTACAAGGTCAGCCTTGCCATCGTCTGCCTTGCCGTTGTATTGGACGGATCTTCTTGTGCTATAGCCGTATTCATTCAGCTTCTTGGCAAGCTCCCTTTCTCCGGCAGCTCCCTTGCGTTTTGAATTTACCGCCATGCCCTCACCCCCTTAAAAGGGGAGAGGGTCATTGGTATCAAGCAGACCAAAGTTGGCGGTATTGGCAGGCTCGTTAATCTCAATGCCAGCGGGTTCTTTCTTTCTCTCGCAGAAATGAGCCTGGGACACAACCACCTCAACCACCGTCCGCTTTTGGTTATCCTTGGTTTCGTACTGTCTGCTCTCCAATCTGCCCTCTAGGACGATAAGAGAGCCTTTGGCAAAGTAATTGTTGATAAATTCACCTGTCTTTTCCCATGCAACGCAAGGGATGAAAGAAGCTCCGTTATCCTTGCCTTGCTTGTCGCAAGCAATGTTAAAGGAAACAACAGCCTTGCCTGTATTGGTACGGCGCAGTTCGGTGTCAGCGGTCAAACGGCCCATGATAGTAATGTGATTAAGCATTCTCAATACCTCCATTCAAATACTCTGCAAGCTCACGCTTGAACAATTCAGCCGGGATTTCAAAGTTGGTGGTCTTGCCGCCCTTGCCGGCAACAGGGATAAAGCCCCAATCCTTGGCGGTAGTGGTTGCCGGGTCAACGGCATTGGTCGGGTTGGTGATTCTTCTGTTTTTCTTCATTGGTCATACTCCTTTTTTATAAATAAGTTTTTGTGGATTCCAGTTTGGGTATTTGCTGCGGAGGTATTGCTCCGTGTAGGCTGCGATTGCTTTACGATCCGCACCCTGGTCATACATGGAATGGCATCGTTGGCACATGGTTACTATGTTTTCCTCTATGCCCAATCCGCCTTGGCTTCTTCTGATATAGTGAGAATTGGGCATTGCGTATGGATCTCCACAGATAATGCACCTACCGCCATCTCGTTCCCATACTCGGTCTTTTACCTTTTTGGATATGTCACAGGCTTTGGCGCGTTTACTCTTCATCTGCCATCTCTTCTCTGTCCATAATGTGTTGTACTGCCAGTTTGTTCAGCATATGGGTAAAATCAATCAAATCCCCATCATACTCAGTCAGCTGTTGGAAGATAAGGCTCATTGCAAGAAGCATAGCTGTGAAATCTTCTGTTACATCATTGGAAAGTTTCATCTTGGGGAATGCATCAAGCTCACGGTTTTCTTCGTCCTTGTACACATCAGCAAGTGCGGTCATAAAACAAAGTGCTTTTTGCTCAATCTTTTTCATATCTTTTTCTCCTTAGTTTTCATATAGCAAAGCCCTCTCACTCTCGGTTAAGGTGTCTATGCCCATGTCCTGTGCCTCTTGGATTACAGAGCCTAACAGACGGCTCATTTCCGCTGTGTCATAAGTGGAAGATCCGTAATAAAGGCACACTTTCTTGCAACCATCAATTTCCTTGCCGGGGATGAAATCAACCACCTCCGCAAACCATCCCACACCGTTATTGCTCCATCCTTGGACAAGGGTTTCAACGGCTTTCTCCGGGACAGCCACAAAGTCGCATCGTCCGGCTATCTTGATATGCTTGCGGTAGATATCCTCTTTGGACACATATAGGTAAGAGCTTGCAAGAGCCTGGGACATTTGGGTACATAGCTCCCAAAGATAATCGTTTGCGTTCTTACTCCGCTTCTTGCGGAACTTCTTTATTTCCGCTATGTACCGCTCACCTTGGGTCATGCTCTCGCAGATCCCTCTTGCCTCCACGGGGGAGGGTACTTGAAACGATACCCACGCCCCCGTGGTGTCCATCATCCATCTTGGGTTTTGGACTTCAACTCTCATCCGCATCTACCAGCCTTTACCGCCATGTTAATAATGCCGATTGCCTTTTTGATGATAGGGTCTGTTTTCTCACCGCTGTTCAGCCACTTGATATAGCCGAAATCTTGTTTCCAAATATCACCCAGGGTTTCACCCTTGTACTGTCCAAAGCCCAACACATAACCAGCGGCATCCTCATAGGTTTCCATCTTCGCCTCTTGGGCATCCTGGGCATCTGTGTACTTGCTTCTGTCCTTGGAAAAGTAAATATCAGCGCTCATGCCCAAAGCCTTACAAGCCGTTCCAATGGCATCAGAGAGAGCCATCTTAAAGCACTCATCACTTGTGTGCATTCCGCTTCTTTCCTTGGCGACAAGCATAGATCCACCCAAACCGGGTACACCGTCGCTCCACTCTCCACCTTGCTTGTAATACAAGAGGATATCCACGAAAGCTGCTATCTCACCATCTGCGCCGGGGATTGTATAGGTGTTGCAAATCTCAAATTTCCAACCGATACCACAGGGGCCAAATACTTCGGTCAGCCGTTTCATGCGCCAACAAGGGTTAATGTCTGTGAACCCCTTTAATCGTCCGGCTTCAATAGGCTTCTTAGCCTCGTCTGCTGTTTTTTCAAGGGCTTGCCAAATTTCCATCTTATCCATTGTCATTCTCCTTTCGCTGCCATAATCTCAGCAATATCTTTGAACGCACTAAATCTACCTTTGAAGAACATATAATGCAGTTTGTCATCATAGCTGTTCATCTGTTGCTTTGAATCAAACTGTGCGTTTGCAACAGCTTCTTCCAAATCGTCAAAGTCCGTGTTGCGCATCTGGCAAATGCCGTTTTCTTTCGGCAACCTAAAATCCGTGTTCTCCATGCACCATTCGCAAATGGGATAATGCACACATCTTTTACACTCAGTAGCCATTTTGCTCATCATTGTCATTCTCCTTACTTTCAAAAACTAAAGGGCA